CTATTGCTCCGTAGGTTTGATCAGCGCAGTATAGGACGCCTCGCACGCCAGCCCGGCTATTCGGGCTCGGTCATAAGCTTTCGCCAGCTCTCCCGCTCGTGCATCAACCCGTGCGAGCAAGTCGGAGAGCACCATGGCGGCGCGGGTAGCTGCCTGGCTTCGAGCGGCAATGGCGGGATCCGGGGCGGGGCAACTGACGGTGGCGGCGAGCTTGCCGGCTTCGTCGAGCAGCCGCTTGCCAGCAGCATCAGCCCCAACAGCAGCCTCATCGGCATTCTTTCGTTGTTCTTGAGCATGGACCCTCACCTCCCCTTGTGCCATGTTGCGGCGCTGTTCTTCTTCCCTAGCGCTGCGCTCAACAAGCACCTCTGCCAGGCGATCACCACTATCCCGATTCGCTGAAGCCAGCGCAGCGCTAGCGCGCTCAACCGATCGGCCGTGCTCGTAGGCGCCCCAGAACGCCGAGGCCACCAGTGCCAGCGATACCGCCGCGCCGATCGTGCGCACGCTGATCATGCCAGCACCTTCAGCGCGCGGTCATGTAGGGCCTTTCGCTCAGCGGCACCGTGCGGCACGCGGCCAGGCTTGCCGGTGTTGATCACGCTGCCGATATCCTGAAAGCGCCCAGCGTCGGCCAGTTCGTTCAGGCCGTGGGTCGACCACCACCAGGCGGCGGACATGGCGGCGTGTTCGGGCTGCTCGAGCAGTTCGGGCTTCTCTTCCAGCGGCAGGGCCAGGCCGGCGCCAGCGCCGGCATAGTTCGCCCGCCCGGTGAGCTGGATCAGCCCGCGTCCACGGTACCGCCAGCCATCCCCCGGGCGGGTATTTCCCATGCGCCCGCTGTACACGATGTTGGCGATCTTCTCCGGCTGTCGCGCGCAGGCGGCCGCCGACTCCGGAGTGAACCGGCTGGGCCAGGTGCGCACTAACGCTTCGGCGCTGTAGTTCAGGTTCTCCACCAGGTTGCGCAACTGGCCGGACTCATGGCCGACCTGGGCCAAGAACGCAGCCCCGCGCACCGGGCTATCGATCTTGTAGCGGGCCATGGCCCGGTTCAGCGCAGGCAAAAAAATGCCCGCGACTGGGCGGGCGTTCGGGAAGATCTGCAGCAACTGCTGCATTGTAATTGGCATGGGCTTCAAACCTCGGATTACAGGAAAGAAAAAACCCCGACAGTGCGGGGCTTTATTGGTCTTGCTCAGCGGCCGGGGGTGGCGTCGCGGCGTCTTCCGGGCTTGCTGGCCAGTCGATCGACAAGGGGTAGCCTGGCTGTTTCTCCAAGCGGTTCAGCTCGATGCGGTAACGTTTCCAGGCCACCAGCATGGACTGTTCATGTTCTGTCGCCTCGCCAAGGTCGACTGCATCCTGCAGGGGAGCGATACGCATAGAGGCATTGGCCAGCCTCTCGTCACGAAGGGCCAGACCTTGGGTGCGGATGCTCTCGTTTTGCGCAACGCTATCAAGCACCCAGGCGTCGCCGTCCCAGTAGTGAAAGTTCCCCGGGCATTCCAGGCGGGTCAGTTCTGGCGGCAATGGACCCAACGCTTGGTGCTGCGTGGGCTCACCGGTCGCAACGTCATAGACAGTGCCCCGGTTGTCCTCGACCAAGACCCAGGCTTGGTGGGCTAGGTCGCGCACAACGGCATGGCCTGGCACGGGCTCCGGCGGCGAATCGGTATAGGCGTAGCCCGGAATCAACCAGTGTTCGGCATCGAGCGGGTCAGGGTCTGCCACCCCCTGGCCAATGTACTCCAGGGTTTGAGGGTGGGCGTTGTAGATAACAGGTGCGTTCATTTGAAGTCTCGTCAATATTTGATGCAAGCAAGCAGCGCAACGTTGCGCGGCCGCGATTCGGTGCCGCCCTCTGCGGAAACGGTGACTGGGTGGACGTGCTCACCAGCGACGCCGACAGTGCCGGTTACCGCGTGGGTATGTACGCCATCGAGCGCGCCAGTAATCAATGTGTTAACGCCCGTGCTGCCAGAGCTACGCCCTGCCAACACGGCCGGCGCACCGTCTGCCCAGCCCCCGTAAACCGTTTGTGCATGCGTATGGCCGCCCGAGGCGGTGGCAAGACCGCTAAAGGGGTGTGCGTGCCCACCAGCTGCACCCGTTGTAGCACCGTGGGTATGCCATGCGTTCTGAGAGCCCTGTACCGATCCAAGCGCACGGCCCGGGTCAACCCCACGACCTTCATCAAGGCAGCGGATAAACTCGCCGCGAAAATCTGGCACGTTGAAAGTAGTGGCGCCATCACCAACACCACCGAAGGTGCCGACTGCCGCGAACAACGCCGCGTAAGTGGTGCGACTGACTACCGCCCCGTTGGCCTTGAGGAATCCAGGCGGCGGATTAAAGCCGGGGAAGTACACAATGGTTCCAGGGGGCGTGCTGTTATCCAGTCGCGTCCAGTCTGTCCACACCTCCTGAAAGCAGCTACGCGCATAGACCGCACCGCCGCCGTTGTACTGAATGGCCAACTGAGCCCGGTTCGCTGTCGGGCTAATTGTTGCGTAGAACGTCGACGTGATGTGCCAGTAGAAAGCGGGATTAGGCGTGTTCGCATGGTTGGTAAGAATAACCGGGTCATTGGCCGAATTCGGATCACGATCCGGCGTGCCCCAGCACAAGCCCCGAGCTGATGCGAGATGATCGGCTAAGCCTGCAACGTCCCCAATCGCATGGCCATGCGATGTCGCTGCAGCGCCCAGGGTGCCCCGTGCTGTTGCAGTATCAGCGGCGCCGAGAAGCCCGCGCATCAGTGCCGACAGCGGCGCCATAGCGAACTGATCAACGCCGGTGCTGAAAATGATCTGATTTGCTGCAGTGCTCAGCGCTGCCAGAGACGACAGGGTGTTATCCAACGGCTGCTTACTCGCCAGCGCGTTGGTCATGGTCGCGGCAAAGTTCGGATCATTGCCCAGGGCGTTTGCCAGCTCGACCAGCGTGTCGAGCGCACCAGGTGCAGCGCCGATCACGCCATTTATCACCGCCTTCACCCAAGCGGTGTTAGCGATCTGGGCGTCATTCGCAGACAATGCCGCGCCCGGCGCCTTAGGAATGCCGGTAAAGCTCGGACTGTCGAGCGGCGCCTTTTTGGCCAGTGTAGCGTTGATCGTTTCCAGGTCCGCAATCGTCAGCGCCCGAGACCACTTCAGAGATTCAGCGCCGCTATTAGGGTTTGCGTACTCGCCAAACCAGACCCGGTGCCCATACTCGAAAACGATATAGCTGGTCATGTCCGCACGGGGGCTACAAGCAATAACGCCCATCAGCACCGCCCCCGACCCAGGCGGGCCGTTGGGCGTAGGGCTCTGTAATGCCGCACCATATGCCATGTAGAAGCCGCCAGGCACGATAGCCTTAAAATCAGCCAGTGCCGGTGCTCTCGTGGCGTCTAAGCCCACCTGGCCAATTTTCAGGGCATCGGTAATCCCCATGCCGGCTAGCGTGTCCGGGGCCGAAGCGCTCAACACACGGCCGTCAGCACCTACCTTGACCTTGGTGTACTCGCCTGCAGTTACACCAGTGCGCCCCAGGGCTGGGACGAAGTTCAGCGGCGTGCTGCCCAGCGTCGGCGGCACAAGGTTGGTCAACTGCCAGGAAGTGCCGCCATTGGCCGTGCCGCTCTGCACGGGCACCAGGTGACCCGGAATGCATTCAACGCTTTCGTTCGCGTCCTGAGCCCGCACCCAGGCGCCGGCAGCGGCGGTGTAAATCCAGTTTTGCGCCGCGTTGGCTTGGTTCTTCACCAGCACCCGGTCACCATCCAGCACACTCACACCATCAATGTTCTGCAGACCACTCAGGGCAATAGGCCCCGTAGTGGCACAGCGCACCGAGCGCTTGGCGTCGGTCGCGGTGATGGTCTGAATTGCCTTGAGCAACTGGCTCAAGTCGCCTTCGGTCGGCGTCATGCCGGCCGAGAGGATCACGTTCAGAATCTCTTCCGACACTGAGTTACCCCAGCTGGCCGGGATCAGCGAACCAATCTGGCCGAGGGTTGGGTTTTCGTCCACAAACTTGCCGTCCACCAGGCCAACGCCGGGCGTACTCTTGGGGTAGTCCATCAGGGTTTATCCGTATTGAATGAATTCGAGGGTGTGCGCCGGCGCCGAACGCCTGATCACACATTCCAGGGCGCCGCTTGGGTTCATCCCGAAGCGTTGCCCCCAGTAGCTCGCGCCAAAGCGGCGCCCGAGGCGCAGGCGCGGCCCGGTTTCTAGAGTCCACATAAACTGAGCGGTCCACGTCCCGAAGTGCGCGGCGCCAAAGCGTGACCGGCCAAAGCGTGGCGCGCGGTGCTCGACCACCCGGGCCTGCGTGTAACCCAGGCTGAAAGCCAGCTCGACAAAGTACGCCGGCGTCTGCCCGCCGACCTCGACCAGCCGGCGACGCACTGCCAGTTGCCGGTCATCGAAGGTCGGCGACTCGCCCAGGCACGGGTCGGGCAGTTTCATGACCCGTTCCCAGTCCGGTACCAGCTCGCGCACGGTGTCCGGCTCGCTCTCGGTCAGCAGGTCCGCCACCCGCAAATCCTCGCGGGCCAGCTCCTGGGCGGCGGCAGCCAACAACGCATCAACCTGCGGGTTAAGCTCACGGTCCCAGGCCGGACCCGGGGGCAGTAGCGCGCGCAATTGCCCGTGGTAGTCCTCTGCCGTCCTTACAGCCACAGCACACCCCCATAGGTCAGCAGCTCATGGGCGGCGGCCGATACGTTGCCCACCGGCGCGGTCAGGGTGTGGTCACGCTCGCCGGCAGCGCCGCTGATTGCCTCGCCGATATGCGTGGCCAGCAGCTCGGCGCCCAACTCCGACTCGCGGTTGTGCAGATCGATCAACGCCGCCTCGACCGCCCGCCGCACCGCGCTGCTGTCGGGGGTAACCTTGAGCTGGTACTGAACCGGCTTTTCCGCCGGCGGCAGCACGTACACTTCAGCCGTTACCGGCCGTTCTTTCTCAATGTAGGCCGCCACCTTCGCGCAGGCCTCGGCGTTGGGGATGATGTCGATATCGCCGTCACGCACAAAGAACACCCCCACCGTGCCCGGGCCCATCCAGCGCCGCACCACCCAGGCCCGCGTCACCCCGGCCACCTCAAGCGCCCAGGTGACGTAATCGTCCTTACTGCCGCCATGCGGGATCACCTGATAAGAGCGGATCACCCGGCCGCGCAATGTCTCGATACTCTCCTGCTCGGTACCGCCCTGCAGGCCGGGTTCCTCAACGGTAAAGACCTCATTGAGGCCGAGCACCGGGCTGATAAGCCGCAGCGTGGTACCGGCCGGGGTGTTGCCCAGCAGGCCGGCTTCCAGGGCTTCCAGCTTGGCCACGCCCTGGGCGGCGGTCAGCTTGACCGTGGCCACCACCCGAAAGCGTGCGCCGTCATCACGCTGCAGCAGCGTGCCGGCATCGAGCAGCGCCGAGACGGCACCGGTAAAGGTCGCGGTACCGCTGGCCGCTACTGCCGCCAGGCGGTCACGCTTGAGCCGCGCGCGGGCCATGCGGCGCAGTGTGTCTTCATCGGCCGTGTCGGGCAGGATCTGCGCGGCGATGTACTCCTGATGCCCATACCGGGCAAAGGAGGCGCCGCCCAGCACCCTGGCCAGCACCTCCGCGTCAGACCGTAGCAGCGCGCTAGAGCCCGCCAAGTCGGCCTGCGCCCGAGCGATCACCCCGGGTAACGTCGGGGTTTCAAACGGCATTGATCACCTGCCAGAGATTGTCGAGTTTCAGGTCTATGGCGGTGCCGTCCTTCATCGACAGCACCACCAGCATGTTCAGCCGGTCCACCCCGCGCGCGGTCGTTACGCTAACGCTGGTCACCCGCCCGTCCTCCAGCATCCAGGCCAGCGCCTCCCGGGCGAAGGCCACCGCGTCGCGCTCGGTGTCGGCGGTCAGCGTGCGCCGGCGCAGTTGCCACAGGCGCGACCCAATACGGTCATTGGCCAGGGTGGGGAAGCTGTCGCCCCACCAGCCATACCGCTGGCTGTCGTCCAAGCGGTCGTCAGCCTCGGCGCGGCGCCAGGTCAAAAGGCTGATCACCGCCGCCCGGCGCCAGGCGCTTTCGCACGCGTCATCATTGAGCAATGCCATATCAGCCCTCCGGTACCGGCTTTTTGTCCGAGCCTTCGTGAACGTGCAGGGACGTGCTCACGCCGGCGGCGATCTGGTCGCCGGCCGATTCGATGCGTCCCGTGGTGCGAATGACCGGCGTGTCGAACTCAACCGCCGTTTCCGCCTTGACCTTGAGGGTCAGCGTGCTGACCTCGATCACGCGGTCACGCTTGAAGTGCAGGTAGTCGCCTTCATCGGTGTACAACGCCACCTCGCCGCTTTTGAGCCCCTGCAGGCGAAAGCGCCGGTCGGACACACAAATCACCACCCCATGCGAGCGGTCGCCGTTCAGAAAGGCCGCCAGGGCCTCCGCGCCAGGGTGGGGATTTGAGGTCAGGCCGTAGGTTTCGAAGTGCTCCATGCCGTCTTTCACTTCATCAGCAGTCAGCCGCATTTGCAGGCCCTGCATCTTGCTGCCGGCGTTCACCAGCGACAGCACGCCCCGGGCCAGGAAGTTTTTAAATCCACTCATGTGCCAGGCTTCCAGTCAGCGGGGATCAGGTATTCGAAGTTGTCCGCCTTGCCGCCCTTCTTCAGTTTGCGGGCTTTGTGCGGGTCTTTCGGTTCGGGGTCGAAGGCATCCGGCGGGCCTACGGTGATGTTGGCTACCGTGCCGTTCTCGTCCAGGCTGTATTCGATTTCGCTGATCAGCATGTCGCGGTCGATGCCGATCAGGCCATCGACCACCCGCACGACCATGTTGGGCAGCCATAGCGCGCCGTTGGACTGCCGCCACCCCTGCACCTTGTATTGCAGGGTCAGCGCCTTGCCCATGCGGTTGCCGCGCTCCCAGTTGGCCCGCGCCTCGGCGAGCGTCGGCGTCATCTGGCCGCTTTCGTGGATCAGCAGCACCCGCTTACGCGTGGCGCGCGGATCAGTGACCGACGCCCGCACCTCCGAGGCCTTTTCGCCGAATTCCTCATCGGTGCCCGAGCGCTGGCCCGTCACCCGGTATTCAGAAAACACCCCGGAAAAGTCCAAGGCGGCCGAGCCGGTCAGGATGTTTTGCCCCAGCTCCAGGCGGTCAACCGCACGGCCGGCGCTCCCCGGCCGGATGATCACCAACCGGCCGCGGGCATCGTCGGTCGAGAGCAGCCGGGAAAGCGTCAACAGGCGGTCGATCGACTCGAACACCGTTTCTCCCGGCTCGATGCTGTGATCGGCCAACTTCGTGGTTTCGGCCGCCTGGCTCAGCACCTGCACCCCGTAGGGTTCGGCCAGGGCTTGGACGATCTTTTGCACGCTTTGCCCGCGCCATTACCCGGGTTTGTTGATCGCCGAGCAGTCGACCAGATCAGAGGTAACCGAGCGGCCGGCAATGGCCCGATTGACCGACTTGCTGTCGTAGCTAACCGGTGTGCTGTAAATCCAGCCCGATAGCACCAGGTCATCACCAATGCGCACTTGGCAGTAATCACCCTGGCGCACCGGTATTTCGGTGTCCTGGCCGGGCCAGCGCCAGGTAACGTCGAGCTTGAAGTCTCGGCTCTGCCGCTCGATCCCGGCGCTGATGCTGACTTTCGTCCAGCCGCGATAATCCAGGCCGTTCACGCTCAGCGTGACGGCGTTCAGGTTGTCCATGGGTTTAATCCTGGGCGACGGTCAACACACCCGGCGGCAGGAAGCCCGGGTGTATGGCCTTGTTACGCGTAACGATTTCGCCGGCGCGCGTGGCGTCGCCGAAACACTGATAAGCCAGCACCAACGCCGGCAAACTTTCCTGCGTCGTCACCTCGGTCAGGCGAACGCCCGAGCGGGCCACTTCGGTCAGGTGCCCGGTAACGTGCTTGCGCACGGCCTCCAGCACCTCAAAGTGATCATGCGATGCGGTCTGCGCCGCCTCCCACAGCGCGGCACCGATGGCATCACGGATCAACACCACCTCATCGGCCGCCGGCACCTCCGGCCGCTGGATCGGCGCCGCCACCTGCTGGGCCAGGGACGGGCTACCAGGCAGCGGCGCCGGCGCAGCGATCACCGGCATAACCGCCGCCGTGCGCGCGGCCAGCACAAGCAAGGCATCACGCACCAGCTCGCGGGCCGCCTTGACGACTGCGACCGTAACCGCGCCGCCGGCGGTGTTGCTAATTGCCTTGTCAGTGGCGGCCTCGGCGGCCAGAGCCCGGGCCGTTTCGACTTGGCCGGTGATATCCCGGGTTGCCGTCACGAAAGTGGTAAAGACCGGCTCAACCTCAGCCAGGCCGGCGACCGTACGGGCAAACTCCGGGTCGGCCTCAAGGTCGGCCGCCGCGTTGCCGCTGCCGCCCCCTCCACTGCCGCCGCTACCACCGCCGCCGCTCGATCCGCCACCGCCGCTACCCGTGCCGCCACTGCCGCCGGCACCAGAGCCAGAACTGCCACTGCCGGTACCACCCGACGAACCGCCGGCACTGCCCGAGCCGCCCGAAGACGGCGCCCAGCGGTAGCCCGAGGAACGCGAATGGCCGCCGATATCGGCAAACTGCGCCCGGATCATCGCGGCGAAGTTGCCCGGGGCGTTGATCAGCATGTCAACCAGCGCCTCGACGGAACCGACCAGGGCGACCAGCTGGCCGAATTCCTGATAGATCGCCATCTGTATGCCGGCAATGCCGTTTTGCAGGGCGACCACCGCCAGGCGCGCCCGATTCACCACCGACATTGCTGCCTTGTATCGGCTGATCGCCGACTCAAGCAGGCTTTCCGATGATTCCTCAAGCTGCCGTGCAGTGTTCGGCACACCGGCCGGGAAACCCTTCTCCCCGGCTTCGATGAACACCAGGTCAAAGCGCGCCATGCCGCCTTCGCGCCGCTCGTGGGTGACCTCGCAATCCCCCGCCGTTACGTTCATGCGCCCGAACCAGGGATGCACCAGCTCCCCCGGGCCGGGTTCATCCAGCGCTTTCAGCAGGTCGTCACGCTTTACCAGGTAGTCATCACCAATGACAAAGGCCGTTAGCTTGGTCGTCCGCGTGCGCCGGCCCATATCCTCAACCAGCGGCTTATCCCGCTGGGGGTATTCATGCAGCTGCGTGCGCCGACCAACCGGCATGGCGTCGCTGTCCACATGAAACGGCACCCCGCGAAAGGAGGCCGGGTGCAGCTCATCCCGCCAGGTTCTTTCCATTGTCACCCCCTCAACGAGCGGTAGCCGACTTGCGGGGTTACCGTCAGGCCGGGTTGATTGGTTTGAGGCTGGTCCACACGCATACCCGCCGGGGCGTTCTCAAAGCGCACCAGCATGGAACCTTCCAGATTGGTTTTCTGCGTGGCCGCCGCCTGCTGCACCAACGACCCGCGCGCGGCTGGCAAGCTGCCCGACGCCGGCAACTGCCCTGGCAATGCGCCTGAGCGTGGCGGCTGGGCAAGCTGCTGGGCCGCCTGGGCGGCTTTGAGCATGTCTGCCGGGGTCACCCCCTTGGGTTGCTCAAGCTGCGGCACCTTCGGCATCGCTGGCAGCGGCGCCGGTGCTGGTTGTTGCGCCAGTTCCCGGGCCTTGGTTGGCACCACCTGCAGCACCGGGCTCGGCACTTTGGGCGGGGCCACCTGCAGCACTGGCGCCTCAGCCTTTGGCACCTGGGTTGCGGCCGGCCGCTGTTCGGCTTCCGGCAGCATGTCCTGCGGGCCCACCTTGGGCACCAGGGCAAGCCTTGGCGGCACCGGTGCCGGCACTGCAGCAGCGGCAACCGCCGGCGGCGTTGCCGGTACCGGCGGCGCCGGCGGCCATTTGGCGGCATCGGGAAGCGCCGTAGCGGCCGCCGACAATGCCGGCAGCTGTTGCGGTACCGGTTGCGGCTTCAGCAACGGCAGCGGTGCTGCAGGAGCCTCAGCCCCCGGCGCACGCAACAAGCTGGCCGTACTGGTAGCCGCCGGCATCAACTCCGGCGCCTGTGCCATCGGTTTGACCAGTTGCCCCGGCGCCGGGTGATTGGTGGCATTCCGGGCCTTCTGCTGCTCCGTCCAGGCGTTGACCTTATCCGTCGCGGCGCTGATCACCCCGCCGCCGTCTGTTTCGATGCCCAGGAACTTCATCATCGGTTCAATGACTGGGCGTAGCTTCTCCCACAGGCTGCGGAAAAAGCCCGTGATCGGTTCCCAGTGCTTGACGATGATGCCCAGCGGCGACCAGTCAAAGACCGACTTCAGGAAGTCGAAGAACGGCACAGAAAAGGCTTTGACCAGCTCCCACAGGGCGCCGAAGAACCCGCTGATAGGCTCCCAGTTGGCAATAATCTGCCCCAGCGGCGACCAGGCAAAGGCCGTTTTCATCCAGCCCCATACGACCATCGCCGGCCCCTGAATCCGCGACCAAATGGCCTCGAAGTACGGCGCCAAGGTCGCCCAGTTGGCAATCACCAGGCCGGCGGCCAGGGCGATGCCACGCACCACCAGACCAATCGGGCTCATGCTGGCAACGCCATTCATCACCGTCAGCGCAGCGGTTGCCCCTGCCGTGGCCAAGCGCAACACGGTAAAACCCACAGCCGCGCCGATAATGCCTTTGATCAGCCACGGGTTGGCCCCGGCAAGCTCGGTCACCTTGCCAATGATCGGCCCCACAGTGGCCATGAACTCGTTAAACGGCGGCAGCAGCACACTGCCAACCGTGATGCCCAACCGGGTAACCCGGTTCTGCAGGAGCTGCATGGCGTTTTGCGTGGTCGCCGCGCGGGCCGTGTACTCCGCCTGCATCGACCCGGCGTATTCGCTTTCGTCGCCGACAGACTTAAAGTTCTTCTGCAGCGTGTTCAAGCTGGTCAGCAGCGGCGCAATGGCCCCTACCGATTCCTTGCCGAACAGGTTGGTAAGCACGGCCGCTTGCTTGCTTTTCTCGACCTTGGCCAGCGTCTGCAGCACGCGGTTAATCGTGCCCTCGCTGTCGGTCTGCATGCCCTTGGAGATTTCCTTCGCATCCAGGCGCAACGACTTGTAGGCCTGGGCCTGCGATTTAGTCGCGGCAGTGCCTGCAGTGAGCGTTAGCATGAAGTTCTTGATGCCGGTGGCGGCCACGTCCTGGGCGATACCCACACCGGCCAACGTCGAGCCCATCGCCGCCAACTGCGCGGCGCTGACCCCAGCCACCTCACCCAGCGGACCAATGGCCGTCAGGATCGCCGAGATTTGCCCGGTACTGGCCGCGCCGGTGTTGCCCAGGTAGTTGATCTGGTCGGCCAGGGTGACGACCTCGGCCTGATTCATTTTGAAGGCCGTCCGCCACTTGGCCATCATGTTGCCCGACTGCTCGGCCGTCTGGTCGAACGCGACGCCCATTTTCACCGCGTCTTCAGCAAACTGATTCAGTTCCTCGCGGGCAATGCCCGACTGGCCACCGGCGGCGACAATCTGCGCGATGCCCTCGGCCGCCATCGGCAGACGTTCGGACAGGCCCAACACGTCGTCGCTCATCGCCTTGAACTGCTCGGGCGATTCGAAGTTAACCACCTTCTTAACGTCCGCCATGGCGCTTTCAAAGCCCATCGCGGCCTGCACCCCCATGACAAACGGGGCCGCTATGGCCCCGCCTTGGATCGCATCCATGAAGGTGATCTTGCCAAGGCCCGAGCTGTTCAACTGCTTGCGCAAGTTGGCTGCGTTCTTGCGAACCCCGCTCAGCACCGGCGACAGCTTGTCGACGCCGGTAATAAGCGCTTTGAGCTGGAACTTATCCGCCATTGCCGCCCCCTACTAACGCCTGAATTCGCCAGGCGTTTTCCTCACTCTCGAACACCACGTCGAGCGGCCAGGCCGTGACCTCACCCGGGCTGACTTTCCAGTACCAGGCCAGGTCGTAGGCCAGTTCGATCAGTCCGTCGATTGAGCTGAAGCGGGGGCCATGAAAAAACCAATGACCATCCACGCCAGGGTGTTCAGGTCGGACAGGTCCAACTGGTTAACCGAGCTGGGCGGGATGCCGGCGCAGACGGCGATGTACTTCGACGCGGTTTCGACATCTGCAATGGGGTAGCCGCTTTCGCCCATGGTGTACGGCAGAAGTTTGATGGCCCGGACCTCCTGCACTGTCGGGCGGCGCAGGTTCAGTTCAGTGACTTCCTCGGCGTGGGCTTGAATGGGGGCGTTCAGCTTGTGGGTTACGGTGCTCATTACTGCCAGTCTCCTGCAATGCCTTCAAACTTCAGCGCGACTTTTGCGTCATCGCCGGTCACTTTGGTTTCATCAACCAGATACGCGCCGCTCAGCACGTAGCTACTACCGTCGGCCAACTCGGCGGTAATGGTCATGTTGGTGGCGTTGGCCAACTTGGCCCGGGGGAAGTTGCGCGTTTTAACCGCATCGACGCTGATGTAGGGCACCAGGTCTTCTTCCTTGTAGAAGCCCCGCGTGATGGTTTCGCGCTTCTTGTCCGACAGCGGGCATTCCACGCCGCCGGTGATCGTGAGCTGTTCACCGTCGGCCTTGACGTAACAAGTACCCGCGACTTTCTGACCCATGAAAGGATCTCCCATAAAAAAGCCCGCACTAGGCGGGCAGGAGTTGAACGAAAAGGGTTACACCGCTTCGGGGTACTGCAGGCGGAACTGATACGCCAGGGCGAACACCCGCAGCTGATTGACCAGATCCGGCGGGAACAGGACGCTGACACGGTTGGGGTTACGCGGATCGCGCTCGACCACCAGGTATTCCTTGAACAGCTCGCTGTTCTCGACAATGCCGTCGCGTTCGAGCGCGCCATAGGCGGCGATCAGTTCTCCCCGGATCACAATTGGGGTGACGATTGCCTGGCCAGCACCGAAGCGGGTGCCGTCGTTGGCTAGCTTGCTGCGCCCGTACTTACTGGTAATGATCCCGCGCAGGTAGCGGATAACGTGCGCCGACTGGTGCAGCGTCTCGCTGTCGAGGTAGGAGTCATCCGGCTGGCCCAGGTCGTTACGCTGGTAGGTCGTAACGGCGCGCTCGATGCGGTAGTTGCCGCCGGTGTAACAGGCCGTGGCAATGCCGCTGGTCAGCAGCGATTGCCGTTCGGTCAGCATGAAACGTTCACTCGACGGCGCCGGCTCGATGCCTGCCAGCGCACCGGTTTGCGTCGGTCGCGCCGGATCGGCACTGATGAACACGGCAGTACGCGCCGCCCACTGCGCCGCGATTTCCCAGACCGGCTGGGGCACGCCCTTCTCACAGCCGTGAATGCTCACGTGCGGGTCATTGCGCAGGCGCCCCGCCGCCACCAGTTGGCCCAGCGTGCCACGCTTGGCGGTGTAGACGTGGCCATACAGCTGCTTGGCCCAGGACCAGCGCCCGGCGCTGTCATCCATGGCGACTTTCCAGGCATCGAGCGTCGCGGTGTCAGTCCAGGGCTGACAAATGAACTCGAATTCCTCATCACCCAGGGCCGCCATGGCCTCGGCAATGTCCGGCGTACCGGTGCCACCGGTCATGGCAGTAATGGTCAGCACCAGGCCGGCAGGGGTTACCTCGCCGTTATTGCGGCCCAGGCGATTGAGCTGCAGCTGAATGTCATTGCCCAGCTCACCCGAGAACTTGGCTACCAGCTTCACCGCCGTGGCCTCTGCCGTGGCCTTCACCGGCATGTCAGGCGCCGCGTTGATGCTCTCCGCCAAGGCGGCGGCCACCACGTCAGCAGTAGCGCCGGCAACGACTGGGACGCGCACGCGCTGCCCGGCAATGTACAGATTGACCAGGCCGGCCACAGTAACCGTGCCCGTTACGGTAACGTCGGCTTTCGCCGGCGTGCCGACTGCCTTGAGCGGCAAACACCAGACCTCACCGGCCGAGTCAATGGCGCGGTGCTGTTTGTGCATGGCGGCCAGCATCGAACCGTCACCCGCAATAGCGCGAGCCTCGGCGGTGCGAGCCACCAGCACCAGGCTACCGATCTCGGGGCTGTCGGCGTCGTCGTTGACCTGGCCTACCAGCAGCCGGCGCAGGGTCGAGGCACCGCTATTGGCCTGCGAATTGTCGACCTCGGCATAAAACAGCGGCACGCGGATGTCGGCCGGAACAGTGCTGAAACCTACGCTCATTGCGCCTTACTCCCTCGGGCTGGCTTGGATTGAGTGACAGGCTCAGGCGCCGCCACAGGTTCGGGCTCTACGGCCGGGCTGGCTGCCGGCGCAACATCGACGCGTACTACGTCGCCGTCGCTGATACGGCGCTGCCAGTACGCGTCGCGGGGTACCTTGTCGCCCGCCTCCGGCAGCAGCTGGCCGCCCTTTTCCGGCATGGGGCAGAGTCGCCCCGGCGCCGGTTTCACGTGAATCAGGTTCATGGGTTCAAGTCCTCTCGGGTTTCAAGTTCGACCCGCCCGTCAGGCCCGCCAGGAGCCGCGTTCGGATCCCTCAGGGGGTCGATAAAGTCGTATCGCATATCGATGCCCTCCAGCGGAGGCAAGCCGTCAAGCTCGCGCTCGTGCCACGTCTCAGCCGGGTCACCATCACGACTACGGCCCAACTGGAACTCAGCGCTGAAGCTGTAGCGGTAGATCACCCGGGCTCGGTTGATGAAGATCAGCGCACCCCCGCCATAAGTGATGGCGTCGTACTCGCTGTCGGGTTTCCACCCCACCAGTGCCCGCCAGATTTCCGCGCGCAGTTCGTGCAGATCCTGCGCGGCCTCCTGGCCACGTTCATCGCTGGTGTCCAACACAACAACCACGTCGAATCCATCCGAAATAACCTGGCGGACACCGGTCTGCAGATCATTGGGTTCTGCCTGATCGTCGGAAGCGATCACATAGGCCGATGGGTGCTGCAGCTTGGAGCTGCTCGCGACGGCATCCCAGTCGATACCGGCCGCAATCCGTGTGGAAAACGTCGGACAGTAGGCGCGCAAATGCGCGACGATCACATTTAGTCTCATCGTGGCTTCCGGTTTTGAGGTCAGTTCAAGGCGGCCGCAAATGCAGCTGATAGCAGCGCCTGCACCGATGATCTGGAATCCTGCAGGGCATCTGCCATGTAGTTGTCACGGGGGGTAATACGCCATCCGGCGGCGGCACGGGCAGCAAGAGCCAGCGCCCTATCGCCCTTGGCTCGGCGGTTCGATTTGCCTTTCCCCATGCCTGGTGCAAGCTTTCCGGGGCGATTTCCTTTTTTAACCCCGTAATGCAGGTAGGCCGGATAGAACTCCTTCATGGAGCTGGTCTTGCGCGGAGCGATCCGCACGAGAAAGCCGGCCCGCGACACCTTGAAGTTGATCGATTCAAGGGTCGCGCCCGTGCGGTTGACCGGATAGCCGTCCTGGCCTTTACCAAGCGCTAGGTTCATCTGCGCTCGTTGCGTGACCAGGCGGCCGGCTTTACGCATCGCCGCGCGGATCTTGGACTTGTCGAAGGCGTCGCGCTCGAAACTGTCAAAGCCTTCAAAGTGCACATAGCCTTCGACCGAAGAACGGCTAGCCATAAACGCCCCCTCCAGCGGTCACCCCGCCGATCATCTCCACTTCCAACACCGTGAAACGATGGGCTCCGTTCAGATCAGCCACGCGACGCACCCTGTAAATCTTGGCCCCGTGCACCACCTCATGATCCTCTGAGATACCGTCCAGAAAGCGAAAGGTAACGCGGTGAGTGACCTTGGCATCCAGCTGAACACCAGCAGCGTACGCAGCGGTACCAACAGGTAAAATGGATGCCCAGCGCCAAACCTCGCCACTGAAAGCCGAGTCCAAGCCGAAGTCTTTAGCCGGCTTATCGGTGCGTTGCCGAATCATGACTCGCCGGTTCAATTCGCCCGTTGCGGGCTCCCTGAGAGCCATGACTAAAATCTCGGCGGGACAGTGATGTCCGCTATCAGATGGTCGATAAAGCTCGACGGCAACTCGGTCAGCGACTGGCCAACGACCATCAGCCCACGATGAGTAAATGCGGTTTCGGCGGCCATCAGCAGCCAGCTCAAAACACCCGGGTGCGCCTTCAAGTCCACCCCGGCGCGATAGCGAATACGCAGCCGGCCCTCAGGTCTGCCCCCCGGAAAGATCAGATAGCTCTCCTTGCCTTCTTGGCGGAGCTCTACCCTCCCTTCAAATGCCTTTTCCTGCCCGGCATCGCCGACGGCCAGCACCGATTCAACGGCAACCACCTGGCCAACATCCAGCGAATGCCCCGACGGATACGACGCTGGCCAGTCCTCCTCATAAACCGCCTCACGAATGGCCGCCCCGGTTTTCGATTCGGCCTGGGAGGTAACCCCTGGGATGATGATCTGATCGATCAATTCTGGCTGCAGGTCTTCTGGCTCAGCCCTGCACTGAAAGGCCACCTGCTCCAGCGTCAACACCGGCGCCCCTGTATAGGAGATGCGGCGAGCCATGATTACGGCTTCCCGCTTTCGTCCACCTGCTCATTGGCCTTGCCGGCAGGCGCTGAGCCCTCTTCGTTCTCAGGCTTTTTGCTTGCAGGTGCAGGGCCGTCAGCGCCGGCTTTACCTTTCTTCGAAGCCGGCTTGCCTGCTTCTACTGCATAGCCTGATCCGATCAAGCTTTCAGCAATACCAGCGTCAAAGCCAGCGGTTTCACCCGCGGCATAGCCGCGCCAGTTTTTCTCGAAAGTAACGATCGTTTTGCTCATGGGATGTTCCCCGGTTTCAAGTATTGGATGCCCGGCGTGCCGGGCGGATGCCTTACAGCGAGCGGCCCCATTTGACGTCAGTCATCACCGCCACAGACTCGACATGGCGCGGGCCAAAGTCATGCTTGGCGATCACACGCACGAGCGTCTGATCACGCTGGAAAGCACTGATGATGTTGCCGTTGCTGTCCTTGTAGGTGGCTTCCTTGCTGAAATCGATGACCATGGCGTCGTCCTCGCCGATGAAGCAGTCTGCGAAGTCCGCGAAATGGATTTCCGAAGCATCGCCATCGGCGCCCAGGTTGATTGGGATCTGGGTAGTCGAGCCAACCGGAAACCCTTTCAGCATGTTTTGATCCAGCTCCGGGTAGGCCTTGTTGCCGTTACCATCACGCAGGGCCGCCAACCAACGCTTGGTGCGGGGCGCCATGGCAAAGCCTGGTGCCGTCATGTTTGAGTTGGCATTCTCCAGACGCAGGATCAAGGCCGACAGTGCGAGCTCCACAGCTTGCAGTGTCATTTCCGCCGGTGCGGCGAACACGTTGAAGGCCGGCGCCCAGAAGCGCAGACCCTTGGGCAGGTTTCCGGTACCGGCGCCACGCAGGAAGGACAAGTCTTCAGCCGTCGCTACGGACGCCACCAAGTCGTTCACGACCAGGCGATCGACACTTGGGTTAGTGCCGGAGTACGACAGCAGGTCATTACTGATCGGCACCAGGGCCGCCAGCTTCTTCGACGAGAGTTTCAGGTCGTCAAACTGCATATCGGTGGTCGGCATGTCTTCTTCAGTGCCGATGTAACCGACGACTGCACCACCCTTGATTCGTGGCACCGTCAGGTTGCCGTTATGCAGCGGCAACGACACAGCGCCCAGGCTGCGTACCACCGACTTCGGTCGCAGCAACTCGATCACTTCGCTGGAGAAGTTCTGCGGCACCAGTACGCCGCCGGCACCCGGTGTGACAGTGCTGAGCGCCATGGCGATTTCGGGGTTGTAGCCGGAATCTGCGGCCATTTTGGCGGCGGCATGCTGGTCGCCACGCGCGGCAGCCAGCACACGCACCATCTGCGCCATGTTGGCACCTGGTACCGGCTTGGCGGTGAACGGACCGCTGATATTGCTGGGTGGACCATTCAGACCCTGAGCACTCTCGCTGACAGGAACTGCGCTTGCGGTCGCCATTCGTTCAGCCGCTTCTGCACGCGAAAGTTTGTCCGTGAGAGCATTGAACTGGGTGCTGAGTTGTTCGAACTGGGACAACTGCTCGACGCTGAGCGAGGTGCCCGCGGCTTCAAGCTGGGCCAGGGCCTGGATCTGACTGTTGAGAGTGGCGCGTTCGCTACGCAATTGAGTTACGAGGGACATACTGCCTCCTGGGCATAAAAAAACCGCCCGTGGGCGGTTGGTATCACTGCCGCGAACGCGGTCAGAGTTGGATCTGAATGGCGAGCGCTGCGGCTTGCACACTGATTCTTTGTCGCGGTTGGGCGCCTTGTCGCTGGGCTCGACTGAGTGCGACCGCCTGAGAAAGATTGTCTACCGCGAGCTGGGGCGCTTCGAGGCGATCGGCCAGGCCGGCGGCAATAGCCGCTGCGCCGCGATAGCAGGCTGCCTCGGTCGCGATGATGTCTCCCACGTCACGGTTGCGATACTCGGCGACATGCGTTGTAAAGAGCTGGTAGCTCTCCTGGACGATATCGTTGAGGACTTGCTGGGACTTTTCGGTCAGCGGCTCGTTGGGGCTCAAGTCGTTCTTGTGCGCACCTGCGAACACGGTGGTCACTTTGACGCCCATACCGTCGAGCATCTTGGAGCGATCCATGTGGCTGGCGATCACGCCGATGGAACCCACGCCCGACGTCAGGCTGACCACGACTTCGGAGCAAGCAGCCGCGATCAGATAGCCGCCGGAATACGCCATGAAATTGACCAGGGCGGTGATCGGCTTCAATTTGGTAGCGGCACGGATATCAGCGGCAAGTTCGAAGGCCCCCACTGCACTGCCGCCAGGGCTGTCGATATCGAGCACGATGTGCTCAACCATCGGGTCCGCGACCGCCGTGTTCAGCGCAGCGCGCAGTCCTTCGTAGCTGGTCATTGTTTCGCAGGCATTCAAGTGACTGCCGCGGCTAACCAGTACCCCATGGACCGGGATCACCTCAACGCCTGTCTGGGCGATAGCAGCGCGGCGCTGCTCTTCGCGGCGTTCCTGCTCAACCTGATAATCCTCCTCGTCATGGAATAGCAATGGGCTAGCAGCCGCGCCGCCCACGCCTAGATTGACGATGTTCAGGCTCATGGTTTGGTTGGCCCAGCGCACCGCCAGGTCCAGCATATCGGGTGTCGTCAGCAGCGGCTGATTGAACAGCAAGCTGGCAGCGCGCAGATGTCGTTTCATGCAGCAAGCATCCTCAGGATATCGTCGCGCTGCTGCTCGAGCTGGGCGCGGACGTCAGGGTTGTTCATGTTGGGCAGGCCATGGGCGACGTCAGTCATGTTCAGCGGCTGCAGATAGCTGTCGCCGTTGGCAACGGGCGGCATGTTTTCCAGCCGCCGGATATCATTGATCGACAGCCAGCCCCACTGCCTTCCGATCGCGTAGGCGTCGTACCGACTTTTCTGGTCGCCACGTAGCAGGCCGGAGAGGTTGAACTCGATGAAGTACTCGCGCCGCTCCGCCGGTAGCAGGAAGTCGCGCATCATTGCCTGCTCGTGGCGCTTGACCCACGGCACCAGGGCAAAGATCACGTATTGGATCAGCAGCTGTTCAAGGCTGTTGTAGCTGGCCTTCTCCAGCTCGTTGATCATGTGCGGTGGAATCTTGTAAATCCGGGCGATATCCAGGCCGGTGGCCTTGAGGATGCCCAGCAACTCGGCATCGACGTTGTTCATCGACACCGGTTTGAAGGTCATGCCTTCCTGCAGCATTGCGACCTTTTTTGCGTTGTCGATCCCAGAGAACTTGTTGCCCCACTGGTCGAGAATCCGATCAATACTGCCCTGCTCTTTGATGGGCGGCGCCTCGCGTGGACGCTCGATAACGCCGCTGACCGCAGTGCCATTGGCAAATGACTTGCCTGCGTATTGCCTGACCGCCTGCGCCAAGCCAACCGCATCGGCATGTAGCTCAACGGGTGAAAGGCCCGTGTAGTGATTTTTGGTGTGCCATCGCACATGATGGACCAGCCGCATAGGCAGAGGATCGTGCCCGCCAATCCGATAGACAGGCCGCAGATCTCCCCCCTTGAGTACCGATACCTTGTCGTTGCCCAGCGGATAGAGCGCCTTAACTGAACCATCGTCGTTGCGCTCGATGTAGCTGTAGCAATTACCGCGCAAGCCCAAGGCGAGCTGGCCAGCTTCGCGGTACTCGTAAGGGGTCTGCCAAGGGTTTGGCTGATATCGAAGGACGTCATAGAGCGGGTGGGCCGTAGCAGATTCGCGCTTGCCGTCACCCAGTCGGCGATACAGTTCAAGTGGCAGCTGGCCCACGCTCTCGGCCAGAAGCGTGACGCAAGTCTGCAGAACAGTAATTGCAAGCGCGCTGTCTGGAGTTACCGTAACCCCAGCCGCCGAGCGGTTAGAGCCGATCAGGCCCCGCCAAAAGCTGCTTCCCCCATCGGAGACCAGCCCCTCGTTGGCACCGAGAAGGTTGCTGAAGAACATGCTCAGCCTCCCTCAGGCTTATGATTGATTTGCATGCGAGCGGCCGCTTTGTCAGCGAGCCAGGCCCAACCGATTAGGCCGAAGCCCGCAGTAATGAATGCCGCGGGCACATTGATCAGAGCGACGCCGGCGACCAGCGAGCCGAAGCCAACCAGGCCGGCAACCCACGCAGCGATTGCGATGCTGTTCAAACTCCAACTCCTTCGTCGTATATGGAACTGCCGTTGCTTCCGGATGACGCAGCGCCGCTGATGCCCGTGGCCATGATCGCGGCGATGATGCCGTCGATCCGACCTGTTGCCTTCGCCTTGTCTGCTTTGCGGTTGTTTGCAGGGTCGGAAACGATTACCGCGTTGCCGGCACACCACGTCATTACCGGATTGCCGTCATGACGCAGCGACTCCACCGCTTCTGTCGAGACCGCATCGTCAAAGAATTCCTCGGTTTCATCCTCAGGTCCCGGCTGAAGCTCCGTCATTCCCAGCAAACGCCGCTCAAACTCATCAACTGCAGGCCCCATGTCCTTGAAGCCCTGCCCGAACTCGACGAGTTCGGGCAGCGTGATGTCGTACTCGACCATCAGCTGACGCATGTCTTCGATCCGCCAACGGTCAAATGCAATCTTGTCCACCTGGAAGAAATCGCAGATCGTCTGCATCCTGCGCAGCACGTGCAACTTGCTGATCGCACGCCCAGGGGTTGTTTCAAGATCCCTCGATTTGATCCACGCGGCGTAAGGCACCTTGTCGCGGGTCTCGCGCTTGTCCAGCTCGTGGTCAGGAATCCAGAAGTACGGGAGCAGCCGCCAGTGCGGATCCTCATAGGTCGGATAGAACAGCAAAACGAACGATGTCAGGTCGGTCGTGCTGGACAGATCTAAGCCACCAACGCTGGGACGATTGCGCAGCAGCGACATCGGCACGCGCTCTTCAGCCTGGCTCCAGACATCCCACGAGATCCAGGGCGACTCTGCGCCAGTCCATTCACAGAAGTTCAGGCGGCGCACCATTGCCTCCTTGCTCGGCATGCCTCGCGCCTCTGTGACCTGCTCTCGCAAGTACTTCATGCCTGGGAGGTCGGCGTCTTGCAGCGATGGGTTTGATTTGAACCAACAGCTCTCATCCCTGATGGGATCATCGCCCTCATCAAGCGAGCAGATGTAGGCGAAAAAGCCGTCATCGATCAATGATCCCGCTGCCACCCTGGTGCCGTACTCGTGGTATTCCCAGCACGGCCCGCGTTTGTTGGAGCCGCTGTTGGTAATCATGAAGATCAATGCCTGCTTACGGCTTTTTGTGCCGGCTCGCATCATCTCCACGACCATGTTGGTCTTGTGCTCATGCACCTCGTCGATCAGTGCCATGTGCGGCCTTGGGCCGGACTGGCCATCATCTGAACTGATCGGGCGAAAGAATGACCCCGACTTGAGGTAAGCCAGGTTCCAGATGTTTTGGCCGGTGCCGCTACAGGCGAGCCGCTTGGTCAGCTCCGGCGACTGCTGGACCATAGCAACGGCATCACGAAACAGGATCATTGCCTGATCCTTCTTGGTCGCGGCCGCATAGATCTCGGCGCGAGCCTCATTGTCGCTGACCAGTCCTTTCAGCCCGACGCCGGCGGCCAAGGGAGATTTGCCCGAGCCCTTTCCGCTCTCGACATACACAACGCGAAAGCGACGATAGCCATCCTCAGACTTCCAACCAAAGATGCTGCCGACGATGAATTTCTGCCAGGGCAGCAGCTCGAACGGCAGGCCTTCGAACTCCCCACCATTGAGCTTCAGAACGGTGCGATAGAAGCGAATGGCCTTGTTGGCCTCTGCCAGATCCCAGATCAGCCCGCGCTTAGGTCCTTCCTTTAAATCCCGAAGATGGCGAGCGCATGCGTTTCGGATGTCGGGCCCCGCTATCCGTTGGCCGGAATGCACTTCCTCGGCGTACTGGGTCGCCGGATCTTCAACCGAAGAACTCCGCGAACTGGTCTTCTTTCTGCTCATCGTCTTTTACTTGGACCTTGGATCGAGCGGCCGGAGTCAGGCCGAACTCGACCAGATAACTTTTGAAGCGACGGTCGACGTCGGCAAGCATGGCAACTGCCGGGTTCGCCTTGAGAACCAGCTCACCCTGTGTGCTGGTGGTTTCGTAGGTGCGCCCCTGTGTCTCGACTAGGTCGCGCAGGGCAAGAATTTCGGCGTAGTGTAGTGGTCTAATGAAACCGGACACCCATTTAGGCGAGAATGCTCGCCAGAGAGAGGTGTCCGATGACCAAGCAACGTCGTTCCTTTACGCCCGAGTTCAAACGCGAAGCTGCCAGTCTGGTGCTCGACCAGGGCTACAGCCATATCGAAGCAGCCCGTTCGCTTGGGCTGGTGGAGTCGGCCCTGCGTCGATGGGTTAACCAGCTTCAGGAAGAGCGAAACGGTGTGACTCCGACCAGTAAAGCGCTGACGCCCGAACAGCAGAAAATCCAGGAGCTGGAAGCTCGGATCAATCGCCTGGAACGGGAAAAAAGTATATTAAAAAAGGCCACCGCGCTCTTGATGGCCGAGGAACACGAGCGTTCGCGTTAA